ATTTAAAACAAGAAACGATTTAGATATATTTAAGAAAAAAGCATTATATATCTACATAAGAGAAATGACTGATTGTGAGACTCCCCACTTAACCAAAGTAATTTCCATTCTTAAAGATGATTTCTATGAGATATACTATAAGTATAATGAAAAGGGTAGGATCGTAATAAAAGATATGTAATCTATTTATTATAAAAGATATGGATTCAGATAAAGAAATATTTAACGGAAAGAAACTATCTGACCTTTTTGAAGAGATATATACGAACTCAAGAGAAACGAAATCTCAAGTAAAAGGGTTGATTGGTGAACTTAAGCCTTTAATAGAAAACATAGGAGATGCAACTTTACTTGTTCCTATGATTAAGGAGTATATGGAGATTGGTGTCAAAAATGATGAACACCTAATTAAGCTAGCGACAGTAATACAGAGATTAGAAGCTATTCAATCTAAAGGAGGAGACGGAGACATGTTTGATTTCTCAGAATTGCAAGGCTTGTTAGATGATCAAGAAGATGTAAAACAGGAGTTAGAAGAGAAACCAGAAGAAGGTAAAGAAGAGTAATGGGATTTAATACATCATTAAACAGTATAAGAACTTCCCCTGGAGGAGGTAGCAGTACTACAACACCCAAAGTGTTCGGTAGAGTAGTTGATATAATACTTGACGAGGACCACCCAGAGTACAAAAATAGAGGCGGTGGGATGGCAATAAACGGAGTATTCTATAAACAATTAGGTAGAAGTCAAAAAGAACTAACCCCTAACGCGCTACCATTTGCTTTCCAACATAGTGCACATATTAAAACAGTTCCAATTATAGGAGAAATAATACAGGTTGTTTCAATGCCGAATCTATCCCTTCTAGGCTCAGAAAAACCTAATACCAAGTACTACACTGGCATAGTAAACACTTTTAATAATGCTAATTCAGGTGCATATCCCGATTTGCAAAATAACTCAGATTTAGATATGAGTTACGGCAGTAAATTTAAAGAGTTAGGAAAAGTAAACCCAATAAGGTCAACACCAGGAGATATTCAAATAGAAGGTAGACAGGGACAGTCTATTAGGTTTACAGGAGGCAAAGGAACAGGTAACCCTTGGATTGATGATGAGAACATAGGATCACCTGTTACGATAATAAGTAACGGTCAATCTGATACTAAAGAAGGTTTTTCTACTTTAGGAGAAAATATAGACGAAGATAACTGCTCAATCTACCTAGTATCTAACCACCAAATACCCTTAACTCCTGCAAGCGAAAAGCGAGACGCTTGCGATGAAGATCCCGAGAAATCAGATCAATTTAAAGGTAATCAAATACTGCTTAATGCTGGAAGATTGTATTTAAATGCAAAACAGTCTGATATTCAATTATCTAGTATAAAAAGTATAGGACTAAATACAGAAGGCTCCATTAATATAGACGGTTCTTCCTACCTTTGCTTAGACGCTCCAGTAATGTACCTCGGCTCTAAAGCAAGAACAGCATCAGATAGTAATAGAGAGCCAGTAATGTTAGGTAACCAGACAGAAGCATTTTTTCAAAACGTTTTAAACCTTCTTGAAGGTATGGCTAAGGATATGGCAGTAGCTAAGACTATTAAAGGTCACCCAATCCCAAGTATTAATAAGAGAGGAACACAAGCACAGCCGGTAATAAGACAATTGAGAAATTTAATTAACCCTTCAGGACCTTCTCAGTTGAAATCTAAAAAAGTATTTACAGAATAATGGCACTTTCATCTCAAATATCAGCTATTGTAGCAGGACAGTTAGGAAAAATAGAAGGAGACTTAGAAGCTAGAATTCAATTAGAGGCTAATAAGATGTTGGGTAAGTTCTCTAACCAATGTCCTCAAGGTACAGCGTTAGTAGGAATTATAAATACTAAAAACGCCCTACTATCCGGAGTAAATAAATTTCAAAAGAGATCAGATAAATTTCTCAAATTAGCTAATAATTTAAAAAAAGCAATTAGATCAGCAAAAATTATACTAAAATTACTTAAAGTTAATCCAACACCTGTAGCTACCGGTATACCGCCGAGTGATTACGGAGGATTAATCTCTGCAAAAACAACAGGTAGCATAACATCACAAGCTGATAGACTGTATAATATACGTAAACTACTAGAAAATTTAGATGGAGACGTATCATCTATTCAATCTTTAGTAGCAGGAGTAAGTCCAAGTTTAAATAATATAAAAGACCTACTCTCTAATGTAAATCTTAGATCACAGGAATGTTTAGATGCTCTATCCTCTGGAGAGATGACAGATGAGGAAAAGAAAGAATTAAAGGATCTTTTAAATAAAGTACAACCACTAGAAAATACAGGTTCAGAAGGAATCCCAGATGAAGATTATATATTTAAATCAGATTCGGGGAAGGTATATGAAATCGCGATTATTGAAGATAAACAAGGAGATGGACCTATTCCTAGACGATTAGCAGTTGCCAAAGACAACATAGGAGTAATAGTACTTAGAGGTCAACCATCATTTAGTGCTGATACAACTGTACTAATACAGGAATTAAAATTTAGAATAAACAACCAACTTCCATAAACTAACTATTTATAATTATGAAACTCGATCAATTAAGAAATATCATACGAGAAGAAGTCAGATCAGCTGTTAAGGAGGAGTTACAAGAAGTAATGAACGAAGCAGTAAAAGCGGCAAGTGCACCAAATACATTGGCAGCACCTGCTAAGACTATTCAAGTAAAAAAACAAGTACCGACATCAACTAACCCTCTAATGGAGATGTTAGAACAGACCAAAGCAAATATGACTACTGAAGAGTATAAAAACGTATATGCAGGAACATCAGATATGGTTCAAAAGCCAAATTTTGCAACATCAATGGCTAATCAGATGGGTATGACACGACCTGCTGGAAACACACCAGGCTTAGATATATCTCAATTTGATTTTGTTAAAAAAGCAGGTTCTATATATAGCAAGTCTATAGAAAAAGATAAACAAAAACACGGAGTAGCATAATTATGGCATTTAATAGTAGAAGAATTAATCCATTAGATTTACAGCCAAGAAAAGCGATAGGAGTATCCTTACCGTTATCTGGAGCTGCTGTATTTAATTCTACGTATATGACTAAGGATGCTATTAGAACAAATCTAATTAACTACTTCCTAACTGGTCAAGGAGAAAGGTATATGAATCCTAGCTTCGGTACTATTATTAGAAACTTAATGTTCGAAAATATAAACCAGAATATGATCGATAGAGTAAAGAGCACAGTCAGAACAGGATTATCAGAATACTTCCCTACTATAGTACCTAGCGATTTTAGAGTTATTGGAACACCCGATTCAAATACAGTTACATTATCACTTAAGTATTCTATCAAAAATACAAATATACAAGACGAGGTAGTAATAAATTTTGAACAATAATGGCAGAAATAAGAGATATAAAATACGTTTCAAGAGAATTTTCAGACTATAAACAGGAGTTAGTAGAGTTTGCAAAAAACTACTTTCCTGATTCCTACAATGACTTTTCTCCTACATCACCAGGAATGATGTTTATAGAGATGGCCGCTTACGTAGGAGATATTTTATCATTCTACCAAGACACACAACTCCAAGAAACTTTCCTGCAATACGCTAAAGAACCAGGTAATTTATATTCTATGGCGTATATGATGGGCTATAGACCTAAAATAACTAATGCTTCTGAAGTTGAATTAACAGTATCGCAAAATATAGGTGCTGACCCTACAACAAATCAACCTAACTGGAATCAAGCACTTGTAGTAAATGAAAATGCTACTGTAACATCTACAGCAAAAGGGAGAGCAAATTTTTTTATTGAAAACAAAATAGACTTTAATTACTCCAGTTCTTATGACCCTACCGATATAGTAATCAGTCAGCTAACAGGGGGAATACCATCAGAGTTTACTTTGAGTAAAAAAATAAAAGCTTTTTCCGGCACTATAAAATCTACATCAGAAACATTCTCTACTGCTGAAAAATTTAAAACAATAACTATTGAAGATGCTAATATTATAGGAATACTAGATATTGAAGATAATTCTAGCTCAAGTAATAATAGGTGGTATGAAGTTCCTTTTTTAGGTCAAGATACAGTTTTCATAGAAAATACAAACTTAAGCTCCGATGTAGATAAGGTACCGAATACCATCTTATTACAGAAAGTACCTAAGAGATTTGTTACAAGGTTCAATTCAAAGGGTCAATTAATAGTTCAATTTGGAGCAGGAACAGTAGGTGCTGATGATGATACTTTTACTCCTGATCCTACTAATGTAGGGATGGGAACACTACAGGGAGTAAATACTTTAGACAAAGCATTTGACCCTTCCAATTTCCTATACACTAGTACTTATGGACTTGCCCCTTCTAATACTACCTTAACTATACGTTACTTAGTTGGAGGAGGAATAGAATCTAACGTTCCTGCAAATACACTAACAGGGTATAACGCAAATATTACTTCCCCAGGTAGCGATAATACCTACGAAAGTACTATAGCTTTTAACAACCCCCTACCTGCAGCAGGTGGTAAAGATGGTGACACTATAGAAGAAGTACGACAAAACACATTAAGAGCATTCTCAGAACAGAAAAGAACAGTTACCCTTCAGGATTATACTGTAAGAGCCCTCTCTTTAGATCCGAAATTCGGTACAATAGCAAAAGCATTTGTTACTCACGATGAGTTGAACAGTACAAAATCTTCTACAGATTCTATAATAGACAACAATCCACTAGCACTATCTATGTACGTTCTAGCTTTTAACAACGATAAACATTTGATTACTGCACCTAAAACTCTAAAAGACAACTTAAAGACATATATGGCGTACTACATGCCATTAACAGATGCACTTAATATAAAAGATGCATTTGTAGTTAATATTGGAGTAAATTTTGATATATTAGTAAGACCTAATTTTAATAGTAGAGACGTACTACTTAAGTGTAATAATGCACTTCAAGATTTTTTTAAGATAACTAAATGGAATATAAATCAAGCGGTAAACGTATCTACTATCTATAGTCTGTTAGATAAAGTGACAGGAGTACAGACAGTAAGTAAAGTAGAAGTAATTAACAAACAAGGAGGGAACTACTCAGAGTATGCATACGATATAAAAGGAGCTACTAGGAACAACGTAATATACCCCTCTTATGATACAATGATATTTGAATTAAAATTTCCAAATCAAGATATAAAAGGAAGAACAACAGTACTATAATATGGCAATTTACAGAATATTTCCAGAGAAAGATACATTTATATATACCGAGCAACTAACAAGTAACGCCGGTAAAGATGAAATTATAGAGATAGGAGGATACCCCGGTACCTTAGACAGTACAGGACAAACAAATCGTATTTTAACTAAATTTTCTGATGAAGAGATACAAGATGTGATACTAAATAAAGTAACACCGGGATTAATTAACTCAATGAGTTCTAGTTTAAAAATGTACCTAGCTAGTGCAACAGAATTGCCAACAGAATATACACTATACGCTTATCCGGTACATACCAACGGTTCTTCTGATTGGGATAATGGTACAGGTAAATTTGGAGACATACCTATTAATACCTCTGGTGCAAATTGGACGTATAGAAAATCAAATCTAGAAGCAGCCTGGAACACATCTGGGTTTTCTCCATTCACAACTGCTTCCTACATAGACGGTAAACAAGGAGGAGGTAACTGGTATACAGCATCAAATGCAGAGTCAATGGAATTTTTCCAATCTCACAGTATGTCATCAACTCACGATATGGATATAAATGTAACTCCTGCTATAAAACAGATGTACGGAGGTACTCTGAGCAATAAAGGATTTATAGTAAAATTACAAAACGACTTAGAACACAGTACTGAATCATCAATTAAACTAAAGTACTTCGGTAAAGACACAAACACAATTTATCCACCCGTACTAGAATTCGGCTGGGATGATAGAGTATACAATCAAGGTACTCTTTCAGTACTTGACACAGATATGTCAGTAATAGATATAAAGAATAATAAAGGTAAATACGTAGATGAGGGAAAGCAGAGATTTAGATTAACAGCTAAACCTCAATACCCAACCAGGAGATTTACAACATCATCAGTATATTTAGATAACTACGTACTACCATCTGCATCCTATTGGGGATTGAGAGATGAAAATACAGAAGAAATGGTAGTTGACTTTAGTACAGACTTCACTAAAATAAGTTGTGACCCAGAAGGTTCATTCTTTGATATTTACATGGAAGGGTTGCAGCCTGAGAGATTTTATCGTATATTAGTAAAAACAGAGGTTGGAGGTAGTAGTGTTGTAAGCGATAACCGTAACATATTTAAAATTGTTCGTAATGGCTAAAGAGAGGGTTAGAATCCAGAGACAATCTTACAGAAGAGCACAGATACGTACATCTTTAGATGTTGAATTCAATACCTTTAAGGAAGAGGAGCAACAAATAGATCTAGAGACAGTAGAGGAGTTTTTTAGGTTATACGATAAGTTGTTCTACTCTATACCAGTAGAAGGAGAAGTAAATTCACATGAATTCATATTAGAAAGAAGTTCAGAAATTGCCGATTTTGATAAGAATACAGATGACATACAACCTCTGTTAGAGGAAATTACACAACTTAGAGAACAACTTTTAGATGCTAATCAACAGATATTTGATTTACAAAATCAATTATAAATTATGATGAAAGTAAAATACGACATATTCGAAATAGACCCAGATAATCTATTAAAATTAGATGTTGTTTCTGATGAGAATTTAAAAAGCTACTTAGACGAAATTACTATACCAAGTACCTTTATTCCAAACGAAGATTTCGTAGAATTAGCATACTATACGTTAGATAATACTAAGCTATTAACTATTGGTAACTATACTAAGTACAGTATACTATCTGGAGATTCAAGAACATCTGTAGAAGGTAACTCGGAAATATCAATAGATCCGCTAGAAGACTATAAATCCTACTACAGTAATAATTCTGAAGTAAAAGCTCTATACCATTTCTTAAGAAACCCATTTAGAGTTCAGGACACTAATTCAACATTCTCCTTAGAGAGTATTTCCCCCGATAGGAGAGAGTTAAGGTTAATTCCTGTAAGTCTAGGAGCAATAGATGTAGGTGTACTGGCTAATCGATTAGAAAACAGATTAGAAAACTCTACTTATAACTTAGATATACACTTATACAGTAGTGCTAATGAATTTTACCCTATAGTTAATATAGGAAGCAGGGAGTTTAGAGGTACAACAGCCATAGTAGTAAAGTTAGCAGAACCACTCACATCTTCAGTTAAAATATACAGTACTTTCTCAGTTATTGAAAAAGTATCTGACTCACTAGCTTACGAAATCAACTTAACTATAGAAGAAGAGGTAGTTAAACCGCCGACTTTAAGAGGAGCAAATTTTAATGTAGGAGTAGGAGAACAGTCAACAGAACCTTCAGAATACTTTAACTACAGCGAACTATTTAGCTTTCCTAATGGGAATAGTAATAGGGAATTAAATTCTCTCTTTAATGAAAAAGGAGCAGAACTAGGAATAGATTACTCAGAGTTTAATAACTTTATTAATTTTTCATCTATCGAAGAGAGGTTACGTAATTTTAAGTATAAGGTAGAATTACTAGAATCATATCAAGTTAATTTAAATATAATTAATAACACAGGTGCTTCATATAATTCTTCAGGTATCTCTGGAAGTAGGGAATACTATGAAAATCTACTTGATGGAGTAGTTAACAATTTCGACCACTACGAAAGAAGTTTATATTACGAAAGCGGGTCTAATTCATGGCCTAAGTCAAACTCTACAAAACCATACCTTAACCAGCAATCTAACTCTACAGATTCAACAACATGGTACAATAGTAAAATACAGGAAGCAGTATTATATGATGCTCAAAACGTTAACATACTTACCAACACTATACCATCGTACCTAAAAGAGGATACAAGTAACGACCCTTATAACTTATTTATCAATATGATTGGTCAACATTTTGATAATTTATGGACATATACGGATGCTGTTTCAAAAAAGTACGATGCTGATAATAGACTAAATAGAGGGGTATCTAAAGACCTAGTTGAAGAACTACTTAAAAACTTTGGGCTAAAACTATACACAAGTAATAAATCAGCAGAAGATTTATTTAAATACTTTATTGCTAACTCCTACGATGTAGATGGTGAATATTTACCTCCAACTGCCGCTGGTAATTCCGGTATAATAACATCCGGAGAACAACCACTATCACAGAATGATTACCAAAAGGAAATATACAAAAGAATATACCACAACTTACCTATACTGTTGAAAAGTAAGGGTACAGAAAGAGGATTAAGAGCGCTAATAAACTGTTTCGGTATTCCTTCCGATATTCTTAAAATAAAAATATACGGAGGACAGTCAGTCGAAGAGTTACCGTACTTTGCAGGAGAACAAGCCTGGACAGGTTCAGTAGATAAGGTAAGATTAGATAATACCGGCAGTATAGTAGAAGGTAATACTTTATCATACTATACAGGAATAACTAGAGGTGATAGTAAATACACACAGGATTTACATAGAATAGAAGTAGGATTTTCTCCTTCTGATAATATGAACTCCTATATTACTTCCCAATCAGCAGTTCTTTTCCCTAATGATCCATTTAATATAGATGATTACATAGGAGATCCAAGAGGATATGAAAGTAACATATACCCGGATTTATATAAGTATTCTAAGATTGTATTTGAAAATGTTGATGCATACGACTTAAAGGATTTTGTTCGTTTAATAAAGTTTTTTGATAATGTTATCTTTAGGATGGTAAAAGACTTTGTACCTGCCAGATCCGTAACAGATTCAGGAATTATAATAAAACCACACCTTTTAGAACGGTACCACAACACTTCCCCAATAATGACCTGGACAAGACCGGAATATAGCGGTTCTATAGATACGGCATTTATATCTGGTTCTAATGCAGGAGCATTTAAAAACATTGGAACCAACGCAGTAGGAAGTTTATTCAATAAGGAATCATCGACTAGAGCCGGAAACGTTGTACAGACCCCATTAGGGAATTCTGTTAGATCAGATAAACAACATGAAGAACCGAAGTATAATGGTGAACTTAAAAGAGCTGTAATTAAAATAACAGACGGAGAATTAAATAGAGATAACCCATTTAAAAACTTAAAATACGCTACAGTTCAGTATATAGTTCAATTTCATAAAGATCCAGCCGACGATGTGTGTACCTTACTTCCCCCAAACCCTCCCCAACTAGCATTAAACCCTGAAGCATCTAACGCTAGCAACTACCCTCTACCGACCCTTTTTAATAATGTATCAAACATTATAGATTTTGAAATAATAAGAGGAGGTTTTCCTCCAACATCGGTACTAGGAGGGAATATAACCTACGACTTCACTAATAATAATGAATACACACAGTATGAATTAATAGAAGTAAGAGCATATCACCCCGCAATTGCTAATTGTGAATTAACAAGAGAAGTTATACTAGTCAAGTGCGACCTAAACTATACAGGAAACGGAGTACCTCAAACTCTAACTCCTGGTCCAGAGTATAACTTCACACTAGCAGTAAACACAGGTGAAAACACTGAGCTAGTATATAAACTTAACGGAGTAGAAATAAGTGATCCAACAAGCCACTCTATACAAACAGGTGATTTTAATGATGGTAGTACAGTAACACTAACCGTACAAGACATAAACGACCCGTTAGGTTGTGTAGTAACTGCAAACTATAATTTTAGTAGTTGTCTAATAATAAGTCTATACCCTAAACCTTTTTTAATTACAGGAATCCCGCAATATATCGCTCCACCGTATACATTTCAAGGAGTAACCAACGATACTAATTACGAATTTAGAATAGTATGGGACAATCAAAGTGCATTTCCGAACCAAGCACTTCCACCATTTAATCCTAATAGATTCGGTCAATGGACACCCATCTCTCCCATGGGAGGTCAAGTTCCAGCAACAAACCTTTCCGATATTATTAACATAGCACAATACTCTGGAGCAGACAACATTGCAGACTACTCCAACCAACCAGCAGCTGCCTACGAAGACACATTTACCACTATAGAAACCTACATCAGCAATACAAGTAGTGACTTTAACTACACTTTCCATGACTTTCATGTCCAGTTTAAAGCAATTGGGGAGTGTACAGTAGTATCAGACAATCTATTTAGACTAGAAGACAGCCCTACAGCACCAGATGTAACCTACAACCCTATAGTAGATGCATTTTATTCTCCCCCAAGCGCAGGAGGTAACCCAGAGTTTAATAGTATCTGCTGCCAGAATAACATAGCTGCTATCTATTTAGGAAATTATCAAACTTTATATGCATGTTTTAATGATTCTCAAAACGGAGGTATACCATTATCAGAACCATACTCAGAACCTCCTACAGCTGGAAACCCACAGGGAGTTTTAGCACCACAAGGGTACTATTCGACAGGAGTTCAAGGAGATAGTAAATACGCATTTTGGAACCTATACTCTAACGGAACAGAAGGATTTTGGGACACTATACAAGTATGTAGCCAAATTAATCAACAATTGTGCAATTAAAAATATAAAAATAAGTTAAATGACAGAATCTATATTTATAGCACTTCATGCAGAACAGGGCATTAACTACCTTAACATACCTGGAAGACTACACCTAAATGTTAACCCAGCACCAGGTTCTGCAGAACAAGGTATAATAACAGGCGTAGTAGTACATGTAGAAGCAAAAACAATAAACGGAAGTTCAAATAATGAGAACGGACAATTAAATATTGAATCAGTATTAGAGCAGGTAGAGACAATACAGTTCAGCTTTAATGGAGACCCCTATACATTAAATATCCTGACCAAATCATTTTATTCATCAGGTAATCCATTTTTTTACTTCAGTATAGAACCAGTATTCATAGCGGACATATACAACGCAAACTCCTTTGAACCATCTTTAGAAAATGTAACTTTTACTCCCTATTTAGCTGATTTAAATTTTATATTCAGCGACTCGAACACACTAGTTAGTAATGCTTCAGAACAGAGAGATTCGATACGAATAATGCAATCAGATAGACTCGAATCTTTGATACTACCAAAAAACAGTGCATCACTATATGATGAAATAGCTGAAAAAGCTTCTGTTCAGGATTCTCTGTACTACGATACAGGGTGGTCTAATAGTAGGTACAACGGATCTAAAACAGATCCTTCAGATAATGCAGGAATAGCCCCTGCTATTTCAGGACGAAGTTTTAAAGGAGAAGCATTTTCAATAGAAACAACAACGGATTATATTTGTCAATCAGATAATAGACTACAACAGGAATTTTTCCACGACGGTAAAACACAATTACCAGCGTACAGTTTAGGAGTCCCTACTTCAGGTAGTGAGCAATTCGAACCATTAACAGCTTTATCACTTACATTAAATAGTAATGGTACTACCCTAACACACGGTAACGTTGAAGTTGGTGAGTTGACTACCGGAGATATTATTACTATAAACACCGGCAGTAGGATTGTAGAGTATCTGGAAGTAGTGGAGTCTGCCCCTAATACAACAGTAGTAAAAAGAGATATTTTTAATTCTTTGACTATAGGTAGATCTTACCAATCTAACTCAAAAGTATACAGAGTTGAGAAGTACGACATCTATAACCTAGGAGATTCAGGACAAACTAGACTTAACAGCGTTGGAATACAGAGGATATACATAGAGGGAACTAATTCGATTGTAAATACAAATAAGGAAGGTATGTTAGTATCTCAAAGCTTCTGCCCAATATTTATTAACTACGTAGATAATCCGTAAAGATAAAATAGTACACTAAATCAATAAAACATTAAAAATAGATATTTATATAATATACAACAAATAGAACATGGGATATTTAGATAATTCAATAGTAA